TATCTGTGCTACTATTTTTATTCTTTCTTTTTTGCCAACTTCTCTAGTAATCTTAATGCTAGTTTTGCATTTTTTTTGTCTTCAAAAAGAACTTGAAGTTTAGTCAAATCAGAGTATATCATGATGAATCATCCGTTTGTTTTTTCAACAAAAGACCTCATCTCCTCTGCTACTGCGTGAATTTGCTCAGCAGTGGGGTATGTAGGAAACGGATCTAAACTTGTGTCTAATACTTGACCAGCGTTTTCTAGTAACTCTTTTCGCTGATACCAAGCTTCTTTGTCCGAACTCAGTTTGCTCTCTAATCTTGATTGCGCTTCTCTTAAAAAATCCCAGCGCATTTCGTATGGGTTCATTGCCATGGTGCTTCCTCCTTGAGGTCTGTTGTGATCTTTGCTTCACTGTCTGTGAAGTCAAATATATTTATAAATGTAGAGTTTTCCACACCCACTTTTTTGTATTTTGTGCTATAAATATATGTGGATGCCTTCGGGGTCCACACAATACAAACTCGCTTATCAAAGGAGCTATCAAATGGGAGACCTAACAAGGTACAATGCAGCCAACATTAATCAGCTGTTGGATCGTATCACTCGGAACAGTATCGGTATGGAAGATTACTTCGATAGGATCTTCACCCTACATGAAACTACATCAAATTATCCGCCCTACAACCTTGTGACTGTAAATAGCGTTACATCTCGATTAGAGATTGCATTAGCAGGATTTAAAAAGAAGGAAGTCTATGTCTACACACAGGATGGTAAACTCTTTATCGAAGGTCAGAAAGAAGATAAAGAAACGGAAACCCACTATGTACACAAGGGTGTGGCTCAACGGAGTTTTTCACGTTCGTGGACACTTAGCGAAGACACGTCAGTGGGATCAGTTACTTTTGAAGATGGGCTTTTAAGTGTTGAACTCGGTAAAAAAGTTCCTGATGCACATAAACGTAAAGATTTTCTATAAATAGTATTGAATATCGTCGTCGCAGACGGAGGGGTAACTGGCACAATCCAGTTGACGCCCCTCTTTTTTTATTCTATAATAAGTTCATTAAGGACATTCCGCCATGAAGTCATTCCTAATTGCTGCAGCAGCACTCCTTGTATCTACTCCTGCTATCGCTCATCCTAGGTTCATCTCAAAAGGTCATACCTATACATATCCATCAGATAATGTGATGGTAAGGAGCGATTGGAGGCGTTGCAGAAAGATCAAGTACATCACTAAATATGATGAATGGGGATGGTACACCGAAAGAAAAATTCTTCCTATTGCGAGTTGCACTCGTATTCGTAGACGCCATGCTCATGTAGAACCAGCAAAAGTAAAAATTATTTTTAGATAATCATGACCATTAGACTAGTTGTGACCCGTGAGGGTGAACAAATTATTTGCGGAATTAAAGAATGGATGAGTGGTCCAGGAGCAGATGCAAGAGTAATTGGGTATATCTTGAACAGACCATGCTTGGTAGATCTAGAAATAGATTCTGATAATGATGATAATTTTCGTGTGAGGATGGTTCCCTGGATTCCTCTAGCAAAAGATTTAAACATTCCTATCCCAGCGGATTATGTTGTTTCTATGCTTACTCCTATCAATAAGGTGTTGGAACTTTATGATAGGGATATCGTCAGTGCATCCGAAGCAGATTTAAGTCTTGACGAGAGTCATACTTTTGAGGCTGATGAACCAAAAGAGTTTACATCCGAGATTGATGAACCAGCAGAAGGAGATGAAGAATGAAAGTTATATTGCTAACTAATAATGTAATTCTTCTTGCAAAGATTGAAGAAGTAGGTGCCGAAATTGGTGAACCAGATTGTAGACTAATTAATCCATATCGTTTGAACATATCTGATTCAACTTTATCTCCTTGGATGGTTGATGTAAGTGAACAGTCAATCTATATGATTAGTTCTGATAAAATCTTGACTATTGCAGATCCCACCGAAGAACTCTCCGAAAAATACAACTCTTTGGTTAAATGAGAATTTTAAGTATTGACTTGGACTACATCATGGGTCCCAGCATTAAAAAATATGAAAACTCTTATTGGAATGATAATGCGTCATCTCGATGGAGTAACTTTTTCAGATTTAATACTGAGGGTATAAAAGAGAATGATTTGCCCTTTGATAAAGGGCATCTTTTTTATCTGTTCAAGTTATTCAATAAGTGTCTTCATGCAGGAACAGAAGTGAGTTTTGCATATGATCATGATAACATCCTTTATAGTATTGGGGATAAGACGGATTTAGAAATTATCAATGTAGATCATCATCATGACGTTTTATATCATGGTGATATGATTCATCCAGATTTATATCCAGATAAAACTCGTTCCGTTAAAGGCAATAAGCATGACTATCATCATATTAAAAACTCTCACGATGTTGATGAAGGTAATTGGATTGCTTATCTAAGAACTCAAAATAGAGTTAAATCTTATACGTGGATTACCAATGAGCACGCTATCGCTGATTTAGATGATAATGATTTAAAATACTATCAGGGGCTCATACCCAAAATGCGTGTTACGACAAAAGAGGAGTATGATATAATGGATTATCATTTTGATCATATGCATCTATGTCTGTCTCCTCAGTACATTCCTCCCGTACACTGGCACCTTTATACATTGTTTTTAATTTCTTACGAGACTTACACGGGTAAGAAAGTTGATCTTGGTGAGATCGGAAACAAAAAATTTGAAATGTCTATTCGTCATCTAAACGTAACAAATGAAATTCTACACTAACGTCCAGATGATCGGGAGTAAATTCCTAGTCCGAGGATATGAAAATGGTCAGAGGGTAATGTACAAGGATGACTTCAATCCTACCTTGTACGTTCCTTCTAAAAAAGAAACTCGATATAAAACTCTTGAAGGTGAGTGTGTAGAACCAATTAAACCAGGAACTGTTCGTGATTGTAGGGAATTTTGTGAGAAGTATAAAGAAGTTGAAGGATTTAAGATCTATGGAAATGATCGGTATGTGAGCCAGTATATTTCTGAGATGTATCCTGAGAAAGAAATAAAATTTGATATATCTAAAATTAAACTGCTTACGATTGATATTGAGGTCTCTGCCGAATATGGATTTCCAGATACGGAATCTGTTGCAGAAGAGATGCTAACGATTGCTATTCAAGATTACAATACAAAAAAGATTATTGTGTGGGGTGTAAAACCTTTCAAGAATAGTCAAGAGAACGTCAACTACATTTACTGTGGTGATGAATATACTATGCTCAATAAATTCTTGGATTGGTGGGAGCACAACTATCCAGATATCATCACTGGTTGGAATGTGCAACTATATGATATCCCATATATCTGTGGACGAATCAATAGAGTCCTTGGTGAGAAAGCTATGAAGAAGTTCTCTCCTTGGGGTCTTGTGAAGCAGCAGGAAGTTTATATTATGGGGAGAAAGAATATCGCATTTGAAGTAGGCGGTCTCTCTCAACTAGACTACATGGATTTGTATAAGAAGTTTACTTATAAAGCACAGGAATCCTATCGACTGGATCATATTGCTAACGTAGAACTTGGACAGAAGAAACTTGATCACTCCGAGTTTGATACGTTTAAAGATTTCTATACTGGTAACTGGCAGAAGTTTGTAGAGTACAACATCATTGACGTTGAACTTGTAGACCGCTTGGAAGGCAAGATGAAACTCATTGAACTTGCTGTGACTATGGCTTATGAGGCAAAGGTAAATTATAACGATGTGTTCTATCAGGTACGGATGTGGGACAATATCATATATAATTATTTGAAGGACAAGGACGTGGTTATTCCACCGAAAGAACGTTCTGATAAAAACGACAAGTATGCAGGAGCCTATGTTAAAGAACCTATTCCGGGAGTTTATGATTGGGTTGTTAGTTTTGACCTTAACAGTCTCTACCCTCATCTTATTATGCAATACAACATCTCTCCAGAAACTCTTCTGGATGAAAGACATCCCACAGTCAATGTAGATAAGATTTTGAATGAAGAGATTGCATTTGAATTATATAAGGATAATGCAATCTGTGCTAACGGTGCTATGTATCGTAAGGATGTAAAGGGGTTCCTGCCTGAGTTGATGGAGAAGATGTATGGAGATCGTGTTGTCTTCAAGAAGAAAATGCTTGCAGCCAAACAGCAGTATGAGAAGACGCCTACTGTTGCACTTGAGAAAGAAATCTCTAGATGCAACAACATTCAGATGGCGAAGAAGATTTCTCTTAACTCTGCTTATGGTGCTATTGGTAATCAATACTTCAGGTATTACAAACTAGCAAATGCAGAAGCAATCACTTTGTCTGGTCAGGTATCAATTCGTTGGATTGAGATGAGGATGAATGGATATCTAAATAAACTACTTCAAACTGAGGGTGAGGATTATGTTATTGCATCCGACACCGATTCAATCTATCTTAATCTTGGACCTCTTGTTACTAAATTTTTTAGTAATATCTCTGACGATAAAACAAAAGTTGTGGGGATACTTGATAAGATCTGCGAAGACAAGTTGGAACCATTCATCGATCAGTCTTATCAGAATCTTGCGGATTATGTTTCGGCGTATGAACAGAAAATGTTCATGAAGCGTGAGAATATCGCTGATCGTGGTATTTGGACTGCGAAGAAGAGATACATTCTTAACGTATGGGACAGTGAAGGTGTTCGTTATGAAGATCCTAAATTGAAAATTATGGGACTTGAGGCTGTTAAATCCTCTACTCCTGCTCCCTGTCGTAAGATGATCAAGGATGCATTAAAGATTATTCTTACCCAAACAGAAGATGATGTAATCTCATTCATTGATCAATGTAGAAAAGATTTCAAAAAACTTTCTCCAGAAGAAATTGCTTTCCCAAGAACTGCATCAGACGTGAAGAAGTATGCTTCATCATCGAACATTTATTCAAAGGGAACTCCTATACATATCAGAGGATCTCTCTTGTTTAATCACTATGTAAAAGAGAATAAACTTGATAATAAGTATTCTCTCATCAATAATGGTGAGAAGATTAAATTTATATACATGAAGAAACCAAATCCAATTCATGAAAATGTGTTATCATTTATTCAAGAGTTTCCTAATGAGTTAAAATTGAATCAGTATATTGATTATGATTTACAGTTTGATAAGAGTTTCTTAGAACCTCTTAAGTCTATTCTTGATGCTATTGGATGGAGTGTTGAAAAGAAAATCAGTCTTGATTCTTTCTTTGCTTAATGTTATTATCTTTTTATTGTAGGATTTATTATGGATTTTGAAATTAAAGAACATCGACCTTTTGGTCCAACCATACTGGAGGCAACATGCCCAGATTTTATTATAAGTGCATTGAATGAATATGCTGACGAATATGGGGATACTCGTTCTGGGGGTTCCGCTTTTAATCTTTTATCTAGAGGAATACGAAATCCATTTTTAACTTCTGAGTTTGCTGAAGAAATTGGACTTATTGATTATATGGAATATCTTGGTGATTGTTATCTAAAAATGTATGGAAGGACAAAGAATGGTGAAATTCGTGATGGAGAAGAATATAGATATAGTGTAAGTCGTGTGCAATCTGATTCTTTTGATTCTGAATCTATAGATGGTTGGGTGAATATATATGAAGAAAGTGATTTTACTCCATTGCATATTCATGGAGGAGACTTAGCATCTGTGATGATTTTACAACTACCTGAAGATTCTAGTGGGAAAAATAAAATTATTAATGATGAAGGTGAGGATAATCCAAATGGACAATTGAATTACTATTATGGTATTGGAGATACCAGTGATCTTATGGTAGATACGTGGGCTCCCATTCAATATGTTGGAATGACTTTACTCTTCCCACCAAATCTTCGTCATTCATATCAACCACATAAACTTAATGGACAAACGAGAAGAAGTTTAAGTTTAAACTATACCTTGGAGGACAATTAAATGCACGATCAATACACTATTGATGATGGTGAAAATAAAAAGGATAAATGGAATAGAGGTCTAGATCTATTCATTGAATCTGTCCTGAAACCAGATCCAAAGCTCAGACAATGTGCTCATAACCAAAGATGTTACCATGAACTTATGGATGTTCGTGGTGATGTGCTAGAATATTTAAAAACTAAACGATGGAATTAATTTATGGATTTCTTGAAAGATATTGTAAAAGAGATTGGCGATGAATACACAAAACTCGCATCCGATATTGACGACTCTGAAGAATTTGTTGATACAGGTTCGTACATTTTTAATGGACTTGTTTCAGGGTCTATATTTGGCGGTGTATCTGGGAATAAGATTACTGCCATTGCTGGTGAGTCTTCTACTGGAAAAACGTTCTTTTCCTTGGCTGTTGTTAAAAATTTTCTTGATAGCAATCCCACTGGGTACTGTCTATACTTTGACACAGAAGCTGCAGTTAACAAGCAATTACTAGAGAGTCGTGGTATCGATATGGATCGCCTTGTGGTGGTCAACGTCGTGACTATTGAAGACTTCCGTAGTAAGGCATTGAAAGCAGTAGACATGTATCTCAAAACGCCTGAGGATGATCGCAAACCTTGCATGTTTGTGTTAGACTCTTTAGGGATGCTCTCCACCGAGAAGGAGATTACAGACGCTCTCAACGACAAACAAGTCCGCGACATGACTAAATCTCAACTAGTCAAAGGAGCATTCCGTATGCTTACCCTCAAATTGGGTCAAGCAAAAATCCCCATGATCGTTACTAACCACACCTACGATGTTATTGGAGCTTATGTACCTACAAAGGAAATGGGTGGAGGCAGTGGACTCAAGTATGCTGCGTCTACAATCATCTATCTCACAAAGAAAAAAGAAAAGGATGGAACAGCAGTCATCGGAAATCTTATCAAGGCTAAGACTGCTAAGTCGCGTTTGAGTAAGGAGAATAAAGATGTTACGGTGCGTTTGTATTACGATGAGCGTGGTCTTGATCGATATTATG